TAAGTCATACCATCTCTATGAAGGTAAAGATAAGAAAATATTCTTAAGTTTGATAGAACCAGAACTGTGGAAGCAAAAATATATTGGTACATTTAAACTAATAAATAATGGTAAATGGGAAAAAGTATGAAGATAGGAATAGTCGGTAGTAGGTTATATGAAAACAAGCGTAAAATAAAGGAGACTATTTTTGAACTAAAAAGAATGTTTGGCGATGAACTTACAATATTTAGTGGTGGATGCACAGATGGAGCTGATAGGTATGCTAAAAAGTATGCATTAGAACTTGGTTGTAAATATGTAGAACTCAACCCATCACATACACCAAAAAATTTATATTCTTATATGAGAGAAAGTTGGTACGGAAAAGAATATTCTATAAAAAACTTTCATACTAGAAATAAAATATTGGCAAAAACTATTGATAGGCTGATAGCCTTCGTACCAGAAGGTGACACAGCATCTGGAACGGCAAGTACTGTAAAGTACGCTATAAAATTTAATAAGAAAGTTGTTGTGATAACTTGATTTTTTTATGTATATACATATATTTATATATACATGAGGAGATTAGTTATGGAAAAAGTTAAGTTAACTTCAGTAAAGGTTTGCATAAATGAACAACACAAGTTTAAGAGGATATGCCTAGATAATGAAATGAATTTTCAAAAGCTAGTAAATAGGGCGCTTTACCTCTATAACAATGATAAAAAATTTAAAGATAAAATTGAAAAAACGGTTATACTTACTGAAAAATATTAAAGGAGAAAATGGTTATGAGTATACAACTTCCAAAGTTAAAAAAGGTAGATTTTAATAAAGTAAAAAAGAAAAAGATTTTATTACTTTCCGATGATTTGAGATTACATTCTGGGGTTGGAGTTATGAGTAAAGAGATAGTATTTAACTCTAGTCACAAATATGACTGGGTCCAAATAGGAGGGGCCATAAAGCATCCAGATCAAGGTAAAAGAATAGATATTAGTGATAAGGTAAGAGAGTCACACGGCGTAAAAGATGCAAGTGTTGTTGTTTATCCAACAGATGGTTATGGAAACGCAGAAATACTAAGACACATTCTAAAAACAGAAAGACCCGATGCAATCATGCACTTTACAGATCCAAGATTTTGGGGATGGCTATATAACATGGAACATGAGATAAGACAAACTATGCCACTAATCTACTACAACATTTGGGACGATCTTCCATTTCCACATTGGAACGAGCCTTTTTATGAATCATGCGACCTTTTGATGGCAATTTCTAAACAAACGTACAATATCAATAAACACGTTTGTCAGATAAAGCCTAGAATAGAGGGAACAGATTTGACTTACGTGCCACATGGAGTAGATGAAAAAGCTTTTTATCCCATAGAAATAGATCACCCAGAATTTAGTGAACTATATAATTTTAAAAGTAAAATTTTTAAAGATAAAGATTTTGATTTTGTACTATTTTTTAACAGTAGGAACATAAGAAGAAAGGGTCCAGCAAATTTAATGTTGGCCTACAAGATGTTTTGCGATACTCTAACAAAAGAACAGGTAGAGAGTACATGCTTATTACTACACACAGATAGAGTAGATAATAATGGTACAGATTTACCAGCTGTAAGAACGGCACTTTGCCCAGAATACAATGTTAGATTTACAGATGGAAAATTCGATACTAAATACTTAAATTATCTATATAATATAGCAGATGTTACGTGTCAGCCTAGTTCTGCTGAAGGGTTTGGACTAAGTGTTTGCGAATCTCTAATGGCCGGTACGCCCATATTAGCAACATGTATAGGCGGACTTCAAGACCAAATGGGATTTAAAAAAGAGGATGGAAGTTATCTAACAGTAAAAGATTTCAATGATAAATGGCCAAGCAATAGTGATGGTAAATATAAGGAACATGGTGAATGGGCCTTTCCAGTATGGCCAACACTAACACTACAGGGTTCTCCTATGACACCGTATATTTACGATTCAATACCTTCAATCACTGATATAAGCCAGAGAATAAAGGAAGCGTATGAACTAGGATCTGAAGAATTAAGTAGAAGAGGTAAATTAGGTAGAGAGTATGTTACGTCTGAGAGTATTATGATGACTTCAAAAATGATGGCTCAAAATACTATTGATTCAATTGAAAATTTATTTAAAAGTTGGAAACCTAGACAGAGATTCACTTTAGTAGACGTTTTATCTGAAGAAATCAAATATCCAGATGGAGTAATATTACCACAAAATAAGGAGTTATAGTATGAAAAAATTATTAGTTTTACAAGGACCAGTAAGTTCTAGGTCAGGATATGGTGACCACACAAGAGACATATTAAAAAGCTTAATTGAAATGGACAAGTTCGATATAAAGGTTGTTGATTTAAGGTGGGGAGACTGTCCTAGAAATGGAATTGAAGAAAAAGATGAACATTTAAAAAAATTATTTTTAACACAAAATTTACACGTTCAACCAGATGTATTTGTACAGGTAAGTGTTCCTAATGAATTTCAACCTAAAGGAAAATACAACATTGGAGTTACAGCCGGAATAGAAACTACAGCTGTATCTGCTCCATGGATTGAAGGTATAAATAGAATGGATATAACAATAGTGCCATCTGAACACTCTAAAATGGCGTTTTTAAATTCTGTGTATGACGCAGTCGACAAAAGAACGCAACAAGTAACCTCTCAACTTAGAGTTACCAAGCCTATAGAGGTGATATTTGAAGGAGTAGATATAACGGCATTCAATAGTAAACCTAAAGTATCAAAAGACCTAGATAACGAATTGAATAACATAAAGGAAAGCTTTTGTTTTTTATTCGTTGGTCACTGGTTAAATGGTTCTCATGGTCACGATAGAAAAGACGTTGGGAAACTTATTGAAACATTTATCAATACATTTAAAGCTAATCCTTCTTCAACAAGACCTGCCCTAATATTAAAAACAAGCTCTGCAACATTTAGTGTAGTAGATAGACAAAACATGAAGAAGAAAATTAAAGAAGTAATTAAGAGAACTGGAGTTAAAAACCCTCCAAAAATATATCTTTTACACGGTAATTTAACACAAGAAGAACTTAATTATTTATACAATCACCAAAAAGTAAAGGCTCATGTTAGTTTTACTAAAGGAGAAGGTTTTGGTCGACCTTTATTAGAAGCTAGTTTAAGCGAAAAACCCGTGATTGCTACTAATTTTTCAGGTCACGTTGATTTTCTAAAGAATTCTATATTGCTTCCAGGAGAAATAAAAGCCGTTCATGAGTCTGCAGCATGGAAGGATGTTATACTAAAAGAGAGCGGGTGGTTTTATGTTAATTATATGTATGCATCAAAGGTTTTAAGAGATGTATTTAAAAATTACAAAAAATATTTACC